GGTTATACGTATTTTGGAGAGGAAATGATTCATTACCACGGACTACCAATAACGCCTGCGACAGCAGCTTGCGCGGCCGTTGGGGGTGGGCACGCCTTTGTTTCCTTCCGGTACGCCGACCAACTCGGCTTGGCCCTTGAGATTTGCCAGAGTTTTGCAGTGGACAACGGCGCTTTCTCGGCATGGAAAAGCGGACAACCAATAACGGATTGGGGCGGCTACTACGCATGGGTTGATGAGATTTGTCGCGCCCCATCGTTTGACTTTGCAGTTGACTTTGCAGTAATACCGGACGTGATTGATGGCGATGAACAAGCAAATGATGCCCTCGTTTCCGAATGGCCTTGGAAGGCAAGACATGCCCACATTGGCGCACCCGTTTGGCACATGCACGAATCAATTGGACGCCTACAAAGGCTTGCACATGCTTGGCCTCGGATATGCCTCGGTAGCAGCGGAGAGTTTGCCACTGTTGGAACAGACAAATGGTGGAACCGAATGGCCGAAGCCATGAACGCTGTGACGGGAAAAGATGGACTGCCGATCACGAAACTGCATGGCCTTCGGATGCTTAATCCAGAGGTTTTTACGCGGTTGCCGCTGAGTAGCGCAGACAGCACGAATATTGCTCAGAACATAGGCATTGATTCGGCCTGGCGCGGAACATACCCCCCGAAGGGAAAAGACGTTCGTGCGTTGGTGATGCGCGAACGGATTGAAGCGCAACAGAGTTTGCAACATTGGGAGCGGCAGGCCGTGCAAATGGTACTGACCGCATGAAGACGTATAACGTGATGTAGCAATCCTATTTGACGCAGAGCTTTGCGTCATTATTCTGTATGCATGTGCCTACGCGGCTGGATTTCGAACAGAAACAGGAAGCTAGAGCATGTGCGCGTTCACTAAAAATTCTGACAACTGCGTCAATGCCAACGAGTCACGCACGCCAAGCCGCCTACGGGCGGCTTTTTTCGTCGGAGATCGCAGCCCCGATCAGACCAACCACCAGCAACCCAACGGTCACAATCGCATCCTGCTGTTCAGGAGACAGCACCGCGCCGCAGGCGGTGGCGATCAGAACAATCCCGCGCCAGGTAGACGCCTCCTTCGCTCTGGCGATAAGGTATTCGACTACCATTTGAAGTGATCCTTCGCCCACATCGCAGCGCCGAATGCGGCGGCAACAATCGGGATGATGACCTTGAACGCAGTCACCATCATCTTGCTGCCACGCCACAGAATTACCAGCTCAGCGATGGCCGCCTTGGTTTCGATCTCAGCCGCTAAGTGCCCGATTATCAAATCGTGCGTCTCTCTCGACAAGGTCTCGATATTCTCAAGCTTCCCGTGCAGCACGGCTGCCTCTGACTGCCACGACCGGCGCTCTTCGCCTCCATACGCGCGCTCTGTCATTACTCGGCGTCCAGCAGGAAAACTACCGGGGACGCCGCCTTGGTCCTGAAGAGGTAGCTGTCACCGGCCGTCATGCCGGTAGTGGTGATCGAAATTGCCGTAGCCTTGACGCCAACACTGCTCGCTGACACGGCTGTAATCGTCGACCCGAGAGGGTAGACCTCGAACGATCCAGCCGCGCCTGACAGAAGCGACACAGACGGAGCGGAAACCATCGCCGGGTATTCGATTGTCGCGAATGCGGCAACTGTTGAAGCGGCACAGGCCACGCCAACCGCATCGATTGAGTCGTATGGAATGGCTTGCACATACCTCTGGCAGCGCATCTTTTCGGCGCTCAAGTCGATAGGACGGAAACGCGACGGAGCGCTTGATAGCTCGTATTTGACGCCAACGATCGTTGCGTCCCAAGCCTCTGTCTCAGACGAATTCCCAAGCACAAATATCGTCTTCGGATCTGTCCCGATGGTTTTCCCTACCATCGTTGGAGCGCGAAGAACTGCGGTAGTTTTCCAAACGTTATCCGCGCTTTCGGCAAACTCCATGAGCGCGGCAGTTTGGGCAAGCGCGCTGCCGCCGCCGCCATAATCGAACTGGATGCCTGCGCGCAGCCCGGCGCTTGGCACGTCGCCTATTCCCCAAACCTGGATGGATACATAGGAGTCGGCAATCATGGTCATTTCCGACGTGCCGAACCACTGCTGAACAAGCGCTGATGAGTTGTCAGCCGTGGCTGATATTTCCATGCCGAACTGCGGATGAAAAGGAAATAGCAGAGATTCTGCGGGCGTCAGGGCGCGTTGCGTAACGGTGACAGTGGCCCCGGACGGCTGAAATTTCCATCCGTCTGCCGTGTTCGTGTTCGCCGTGAACCCTGTGAAACTGGTCCCCCTTGACCAGAAATCGAACGTCCCGTTTCGGACAATATTCGTGTTTGACGCCAGGGCATCGGCATATGTTTTCCCGACTCCAGGAGATCGCCTAGTCGATCCTGTAACGATTGATGTGGCCGCTGGAAATAGCGTCGATCCATCGTATTCGCCAGCGGTGTAAATCCAAACGTGATCATTGCCGACCGGCATGATTTTCAGGTACCCCAATGCGCGGTCGACGCCATCAACAACTACGCGATATGCCTTGCTTACAAGGTCGCTAGCGGCATAAACGGCAGCCGGATCGTCTTCGAACAGGATGATTTCATTCTCGACACCAAGCGCAGTTGGGGCGAAATCACGCAAGAAGACGTAGACGAAAAGCCGCCCGCCGGTTATATACGCGTAGACCGGGTTTGACAGGATCGCGATACCGGAGTCAACCGGAGTTGTCCATGTCGTCATGTTCACCGACGTGGAAACAAACAGGTTGGCTCCTGTGCGGATGAACATCAGCCACTTGTTCTCGTTGTTGACCCTGACAACGGACGCCTCGGTGTACGATGCAGACGAGGTAACTGCTGAAGACGACCATGTTGCCCNNGGGCATAGATGATCCCGCCGGTGTAGCTGTAGACCACAAACCCCGTCGTATCGTGCCCGCCGACCGCCGCTGGATACGGAAGCATATCGCCGTAAACGAATGACCCGCTGCCATCGGCAATGACTCCGACAATCGCATCCCATGTGGCGCCGTCATCGTCGGAATAAACAAAATCGTTACGGTAGGTGCTGATGGCCCCGCCGCGCATGGACACCAGCGCGCCAATCCTGCCGCTGCCCATGACCCCAGCCTTTGCATCAGCCACATCGCATCCGTCGAC